AAAGAAAAAAAAAAGAAAAAAAAGAAGAGTAGGTAGGGTGTCCCGTAACCACCCTTTAGGTAAATGAATTATTAGTAATTAGGGTGAATACAATTGTATAGAAACACACAACTAGTTAAGTAATTAAGACCCCCAAAAATATTTTTTATATTCGTGTAAGGCCCCAAATGTGTTATAATGTAGAAAAGAAAAAAAACAGGAGATAAAAGTGGCAACAGTAACAGTAACACCAGCAGAGATCATTACAGACACCCCCTCGGTTAATGCTCAGATAGAAGTAGGAACTAGTGGAGTTTATGAAGCTGCTAGCTTAACAATAGGTAACTATAGATTTATAGGTACAGCAACCACTACTACTCTTGTTACAGGTCCTGGTGTTCTTATAGCAATTATTGTTGGTAAAGCAACCACTGGAACAGTTACGGTGTATGACAACACTGCAGGATCAGGTACAGTCATTACTCAATTTGGTACTGGTACNGGAACGTTTGGTTTCCAGATAGGTGCACGCTACTCCAACGGACTTACAGTAGTTACAACTGCTGCTGACAACATTACTCTTATCTACGTCTAGACATACTCAAAACCATATAGTATAATGTATACTATAAAATAAATTTTTAATTTATGGGTAGGGTATGCCACAAGTAACGGTTTACGTTAGNAAGAAAGATTTAAAGATCTGGAAAGACTTGAAAGATAAGTCTGAGTGGTTAAGTAAGCATCTCAATGCAATACTCGATGAACAATTAGAGAACGGGGAATCTAATGAACAAAAAGAAACTGATACAGCTGACGCTGTTTTAATTCAACACGTTGATGAACGTCCACCAAAAATTAATCAATTAGATTTAAATACTTTACTTGCGTCGCGTAAAATTAAAGTTTGTAAACACAATTACTCTGTTGGGCTTTGTAAGTTTGGATGTAAGCGATGATTACAATTGCTGTCTGTACCATACCTACAAGAGCAAGTTTATTAACTCGATTATTATTTTCTCTAAACGATCAACTAGAACCCTACAAAGATAAAGTAGAAGTTGTCATAGCAGATGGGTGGGGTAAACAAAGCGATAAGTTTAATTCTATTGTAGCTGATGCACCAAAAGGTTTTATAGCACTTATTGATGATGATGATTACTTATCACCTAATTATGTTGAGCAAGTAGTTAAAGCAGCGTACTCAAAAGATAAACTTAGAGATGGAATAGATTACATTGGCTACCAAATTTTAATGACGTTTGACGGCAAGTTTCATGAGATTACATCAGACAAAGAAGCTAGTGGTGATTATTATTCAATCAAGTGTTTGTTTAACACTGACATAATGAAACAACTCAAACTCGAACCAAACATAAGTGACGATGTTACATTAGCTCACAAGGCTGGAGCAATGAGTAAAGGCTATTATTTTATTGACGACATTCTTTACTATTATGATTTTTGGGTAAACAATAGTGTGTTTAGAAATCCTGTAGATGCAAAGCAAAGAGATATTGGTGAGTATCCATTTGACAAAAGTAATTTTACTTGGAGAAACTATGAGCATTGAAGAAGACCTAGCAGAAATATTTAAAGACAAAAAAGAGAATGAATTAGAAAAACATTTTCTTAAACCATACATAGGATGGCAATGTCCACTTTGTTTTGAAGTTTACAATCCGTTAGTACTGAACTGCATTAAGAATCATGTAATTAAACGAAAGAGATTAGATGGCCGATATAACTATCCCATATAAATACGAAGCCCGGGAATACCAAAAAGAATTCTGGTTAGCTGTACAAGACGAACCAGCAAGCCGAGCTATTATTGTTTGGCCACGTCGTCATGGTAAAGACAAGACTATGATTAATGCGTTGCTTATACAAATGCTTAAACGTGTTGCCAATTACTATTACGTGTTTCCAGAGTTTAACCAAGGGCGTAAAGCGTTGTGGGACAACCTTGATTCCAACGGCTTTAAAACAATGGACCATATTCCACAAGAACTTAGAAAGCGTACCGATCAACAGCAAATGCTTATAGAACTTTATAATGGTTCAATCTTCCAAATCATAGGTGCGTCAGACATTAACCGTATTGTTGGAACAAACCCAGCTGGGATAGTCTTTAGTGAGTATTCACTTATGAGTCCAAACATTATTGGATTCTTGCTACCGATTGTAGTTGAAAACAAAGGATTTATGTGGTTTAACTTTACTCCTCGTGGAGATAACCACGCACGTACACTTTACCAACAAGGCATGAAAAACGGTTGGTTTGTATCATATCTCACGGCAAAAGATGCAGGACAGTTTAGCGATCAAGAGTTAGATGAAATAAAAAAGGAATATAAGGGGTTATATGGTGATGAAAGATTATTTAATCAAGAGTTTATGTGTTCGTTTGATGAGCCGATTCAAGGTTCTTATTACGGTGATCTCATTGCACTTGCCGAAGAAACGGATAGGATTGGAGAGGTACCTTATCGTCAGGAACACCCTGTTCATACTTATTGGGATCTTGGTGTTGGTGACGCTACTGGAATTTGGTTTGCTCAGTTTATTAATGATAAGGTTAATCTCATAGACTACTACGAGGGTAATGGTAAAGGACTTGACCACTACATTAAAGTTCTACAAAACAAACCTTACGTGTACGGCGAACACTTTGCACCACACGACATCAAGGTACGAGAGTTCGGCAGCGGACTTAGTCGTGTAGAAACAGCTCGTAATCTCGGAATAAATTTCCGTGTAGCACCTAAACTTAAAATTGAAGATGGTATTAATGCAACAAGAATATTACTTCAACGATGTTACTTTGATAAAAAGAAATGTGAAATAGGCATAGCTTGCTTAAAAAATTACCATAGAAAGTATAACGAAGAAACGAGGGTGTATGATAATAAACCACTTCATGATTGGAGTTCTAACGGGGCTGATGCTTTTCGCTACCTTGCAGTATCTGTTAAACAAAACCAAATAACTAGCAATAATGCAACGTATGACGATATTCCTGAATATGCACGTTCAGGATTTGATTCATACAATCAACAATCAACAAGTAGATTTAACCGCCATGCTGACAACGGTACAACTGTCGATGGCTTTGATAAAAACGGATTCTATAGATAGGAGGGTATATGACTATAGAAGATATTAAAAAACTTTGTCCTAAAGCTGACAATGTTGTCGTATCTAATGATGGTGGTGTAGGAATAAAAGTAGGAACGTTTGCCGGATCTTGTGCCGGAACTGTAGATGCTATTAAACAATGTTATCGCGAACTTATTAGAAACAACATGGAAATGGAAGATCAAATAAGGCGATTTAATGCATCACGATGATTTTTGGAAAATGTGGGCTGAAGTTGGTAAAGAACTTATAGACCACGGTGAAGAAGTACAGTTTGGGCACAGCTTACTTGAAATTAAATACATGGAAGGCCAACCTAAAGTAATTATTCTTAGCAAGTCTATTAAAAAGAAATACCCAACAGATGAAATAGCCAAGTTGTCAGTCGCACAGGAAATGGAAACTACCGAAAAGAATAACTTTACTGGTGCACGTACGTTTACACTCACGTATAACAAGGGACACATATCACACATTTTACTTGACGAATACACCAACAAATTGTTATAATGCATACCAGTACTGAGCCTAGGCAAAGCAGGTACTCCTAATTAAGGGAGTATTTTGCTTTGGATAAGAAACAACCTAGACTTCTCAATGAGATAAAAAACCGCAAGGGTGCCGACTATGACACCCGCATGCAAAACCTTGAAGAGTCCGACAATGTTATTGGCGGTGACCCTCAACTTCGAGGAATGTTAGCATCTCAATTCCAAGTAGCCCAACAAGCACTTCGTTACATGTCCCTCGACTGGGATGAATACGAAGATTTACTATTTGTCCAAGGCAGAACCCCTGATAACTCTAAAATTAGACTTAGTGAAGGTAGCTTATCTACCATTGTTATAGAACGTGCTGGGCGTGTAATGGCCAATTTGCCACACGGTACAGTTCAATCCTATGGCTTACAAGACCAAGGTAAAGGGCAATTAATGGACCTGCTTTTACACAAGTGGATCTATCCAAATGCAACATACCAATATGATTTAGAAACTAAACTATTCCTATGGGATATGTATTCAAATGTTTACGGTACGATGCCAATGTGCTACGACTGGACATACACTCAAAATTACACCGGACCAGATTGCTGGTTAGTGCCTATTAGAAACTTCTTTCCACAACAGGGACGATACTCTATGCACAACTGTGATTTTGCGTTTGTGTCTAATTACATTAGTCGAGATTACCTTGAAGATCTTGTAGAAAATGAAGTTAATGATTACGACCTTGACGCTATTGCTCAAGTGCTAGAACGAACTAAACAAGGTAAGACACGACCAACTAGCTATGATGATTACTTGCGACACAACCCAATGTGGACATTCCGAAGGCGAACTGTATTTACCGATACTGGTGAAATTGAAGTAGTTACTAAATACGAAGCTGGTGAAGATGGACGTTGGATAGATTTCTACCTGACTTTGGTAACATCGTAATCCGTAACATACCTAACCCACACAAAAACGGCAAGATTCCTATTGTTCTTAAATACGCTATGCCTACACTTGATTCAGTTATTGGACTTGGTGACATGGAAAAAGGACGATACGCTCAGTACGCTATTGATACTGTTACAAACCTTCTTGTAGATGGTATAAAGCTTAGAACTTACCCACCAATTAAAGTACTTAACGGTAATGTTGTAATGCCATCTGTACGCTTCCAACCGGGTGCTAAATGGCTTGTATCTAACCCTAACGACATTAGTCACCACCAATTCCCAGATGTAGACGGCAACAACAACCTTACATTCCAAATGCTTCAAGGCATAATGAGTAACATTACAGGTCAAACTACTACACGAGCTAGTGCTGAATCTAACACACCAACACAAGGTAAAACTCCACAAGCTATTCAAGCTCAGAATGCTAGTCAATCCACACGTGATGAAATAGACACCAATTTTATGGACAAAGCTATCGAAGAGCTGTTTAACGGCATGATTGACCTTGTAAACAATATAGAACACGACAATCCTATTGAAATATTTATGTTTAACGAAGAAATTGGCCAGATTGCAGCCACATATCCTGACATTCAGGACGCAATTAAGCTATCTAAAAATGGTAAAAGTGCCAAAATTACTATTAAACCAAGCCGAATTAAGAACGAAAAGGGCTATGTCTACAAA